CTTACAAAGAGAACAAGTGTATATGCTCCGGTACAAAGAATGAAAGATATTCAAGGCGGAGAGTTAGTAATCGCACGCCGAATAAATCAAGAAAAAACTTCTAACTTTGCAGAAGCTGATGCTTATAGGACACGTAGAACAGAATCAGACCATAAGGATCGGAACAGGCCCAGAAATAATAAAAAAGTAGTATATCAATCTATTTCAATTCCGGTTCCAGCATATTTGGAGATTGAATATAATATAACTGTGCAGACAGAATATCAACAGCAAATGAATGAAGTGTTATCATCTTTTGCTGCTGCAGAAGCACCAGGCCCTGATAATTATTTTTATATTAATCACGACGGCCACAAATATGAGGCTTTTATGAACACCTCATATGAAATGAACAATAATATTTCCAACCTGCAAGAAGAAGAAAGAACATATCAGACAAAAATGAGTACAAAAGTAATTGGATATATATTTTCTCCAGATGAGAATGGAAATCGTCCCAGGATTACAACTAGAGAAAACGCAGTTGAATTCAAAATTTCTCGTGAACGCGTTCTTTTAGATGAAAAGCCAGAACACATTGGCAAAGAAGGCTTTTATAAAGGATAAATTGGATTTTCGCGAGAACAATTACTATTTATAAGGTGAGTATGTTTTATACATTAACTTTCCAAATGAAGGGAGCAGCAAATAATGTCAATAGATAAGTACAAATTCGTATCACCCGGCGTTTTCATTAAAGAAATCGACAAATCACAGTTACCAGCGGTGGCCCGAGGAATGGGTCCCGTAATTATAGGCAGAACAGAAAAAGGACCGGCCTTTAGGCCCACAATGGTCCAATCATATGACGAGTTCGTCAAAGTTTTCGGGGAGCCAGTCTCCGCCGGCGGCGCTAATGACTCTTGGAGAGAGGGAAACCGCAGCTCTCCAACCTATGCTGCATATGCTGCGAAAGCTTATTTGAGAAATAATGGTCCAGCCACAATTGTAAGATTATTAGGCGTCGCAGATAGTGATGCGGATGGCACGACTTCTGCTCTAGGCGGTGCAGGTTGGACAGTCCCAGCCCTCGGCGAAGGCGGTACCGACGGAGGAGCTTACGGACTATTCATGGTAGATTCTGGCTCTGCTGGAGATCAAATAACCGGTACATTAGCAGCAATTTGGTATTTACAAGATGGAAGTATCTCTCTATCTGGAAACGTGAGGGGCGACGCCGAGGGTATTGCAACTGCTTCGAATGGTGTAATACTTGAAGGCACCGCAAAGCATGAATTCAAGGTGGCTATCCAAGACGCAGCCGGCACGGGAGATAAAACGTATGGATTTAATTTTGATCCGAACTCAGATAAATATATTCGAAGAGTTTTCAATACTAATCCCACTAAAACAAACTCTGACACCACAAATACTTCCAAACGAGAAAGTTATTGGCTAGGTGAGTCTTTCGAATATGCGGTTAATAACATGTGTACCAGCAGCGACGGCCAACATGCTATAATGCTTGGACTAAAAAACGGAACAAATCAAGGCGGAGATTTCGTAGGAATTGATGCTAGACCTTCTGAGACGGGATTTTTTATATCCCAGAACCTTACTAATCTTAGTGGATCTGGGTTTGTTACCGATGATTCTCCCGAGCTTTTTAAAGTTGTGTCTTTGGATACAAATGGTGATTGGAACCAGAGAAATATCAAGATTTCAATTAGAGATCTTAAGGCTCCGAAGGACAAGAACACTAGCCCATACGGAACGTTCACTGTAGAAATAAGAAAGATCAACGATACAGATTCTAAGAAAGAAACCCTTGAGATTTTTAGTAATTTAGACTTAAATCCTAATTCTCCAAACTATATTGCAAAAGTAATTGGCGATCGCTACATTAAATGGAACTCCACAGAACGCAGGTACAAAGAATACAACGATTATCCAAATAATTCTAAGCTCGTCCGCGTCGAAATGTCGGAGAATGTTAAGAATAGTTTGGTAGACAAAGAATCTCTTCCGTTTGGAGTTAAGGGGCCACTTAGATTTAAGTCCTTCTTGATTTCAGGTTCTACTGACACAAGCAACCTAACTATTGCTAATAGTTTTGTCACGGCCGACGGAATTTCTAACCAGCATGGATCCGCATCCGCCTCCGCCGTCGGAATCGGTAACGTCGGTCTTGACTGCAAAATGGAATTCCCCGCAATTGCTTTAAGAGAAAAGAGTGACGCGCCGGAGTCCTATACTGACCACAAAAAGGCTTACTTTGGTGTAGATTTGAGACAAAGCGGTAGCTCAGTCCGGTTTGATCATAGTAATGTTGATTTGGTCCGAGCCAAGCCCGGGGCTATTGACAGTTTTGATCCCGGCCCTACAACCGAGCACATGTGGGTTTTTACTCTTGATGACCTTGTACTACAAGAAGACAACAATGATAAGCATGCAGAATATTCTTCTGGATCTTGTTCTAGATCAGTATCAATCTCCGCGGTTAGCGGTGGATACCAGTCCACTCTCGACGCCGGGTATACAAAGTTCACTACCGTGCTGCACGGAGGCTTCGATGGGATAGATGTAACTGAACCAGATCCATTTAGAAACACTCTCCTGTCAGGCAAGTCTAGGAAGACAAACTATGCTTTCGCGTCTATTCACCGAGCCCTAGATGTTATAGCGGAGCCTGATGAAATGGAATTTAATTTGGCAGTTATGCCTGGTATTACAAACGAGAGCTTAACTCAAAGGTTATCTGATGTTTGTGAAGACCGAGGAGATGCCTTAGCAATCATCGATCCAAAGGGAGGATACGAGCCCATTCATGAAGGAGTGCCAGGAACATACCCCAAGGTTGGATCTGTTTCTGACACAGTTTCTAATATGAAGGCCCGGGATTTAGATTCTAGTTATGCGTGTCTATACTACCCATGGGTCCAGGTTAAAGACTCTACTGTGGGCCAATTAGTATGGATTCCACCATCCGTCGCAGCCCTAGGGACTATGGGCTCAAGCGCAGACAGATCTGAACTTTGGTTCGCTCCAGCTGGATTCAACAGAGGCGGCCTATCAGAAGGCTCAGCCGGATTAACAGTAATATCTGCTCGCGAGAAGCTAAGCTCAGAACAAAGAGATGATCTTTATGAGAATAGAATTAATCCGATCGCTTCATTCCCGTCAGAAGGATTGGTTATATTTGGCCAAAAAACCGCTCAAATTAAATCATCCGCATTAGACAGGATTAATGTACGCAGGCTTATGATTCATCTCAAAAAGGAGATCTCTAGAATCTCTAATCGAATTTTATTCGATGCCAACGTAGAGGCTACGTGGATCCGTTTCTTGGGTCAGGTTAATCCTCTCTTGTCTAGTGTAAAGGCGCGCTTCGGCCTGGAAGATTATAGAGTTGTTCTAGATGAAACTACAACTACTGCAGATCTTCGAGACCGAAATATAATGTATGCAAAAATTCTTCTTAAGCCGGCCAAGGCGATTGAGTTTATTGCTCTCGACTTCACGATTATGAGAAGCGGCGCATCTTTTAATGATTAAAAAAAGAACTGAACTAGTTAATAATAGCAAATAGAAATATTTAATAATAGGAGACCTATAAAATGGGATTTTGGAGTGACGCAAATATAGAGCCAAAGAGAAAGTTCAGATGGACGTTAAGTATTCCAGCCATAGGGACGGATTCCCTTTGGATGATGAAATCGGTAACTAAACCTTCTTGGAACATGTCTGAGCATCCGCATAAGTTTATAAATCACACATTCCATTACCCCGGCCGCGTAGAGTGGCAGCCAATTGAGGTAACAATTGTTGATAGTGCCAAACCTATTGATATGTCAGCTTCTTTTTTGCAAATTCTTAGGTCCTCTGGTTATAATTTTCCCGACAGTCTAGATCATGGATCCCAGACCGTTACAAAGAAGCGCGCCACTGAAGCTATTGGTAACGAGGTCGTAATTACACAACATGGCGCCAATATGACAGAAATTTTAGATCGATGGACTCTTAAAAATCCGTTTGTTACAGATGTTAAAACCGGAGAATTAGACTACGAAGGTGAAGATCTAGTAGAAGTTTCTTGTACTATTATTTATGATTGGGCCTGGATGACTTATGCCGGCGGGCTCAGCGTCCCCGGCGGGGATTTGGATGGTGTAGTACCCACAATCCCAGCTCCTGTCGACGTGTGATAAGAAGCAATTTAAAATTTTCTTAATAAGTTTAACAGATCAAGAAAATAGATTATAATATAAAATATATTTTATTAAGCAAATGAGGTTTGCATGAGTCCGAGAAACAATAAGGATCGCCTAGGTAAGAAGGATGCCGGCGAGACCCCACCTGTACAGAGTTCTATTACCACCGAAGATCTATTGAGTTTCGTAGTCCCGACAGAGATGGTAGACTTACCGTCTAGGGGGCAATTTTATGCAGAAGGCCACCCTCTGCATAACGAAGAATCTATCGAAATACGTCATATGACTGCTAAAGATGAAGACATATTGACAAGTAAAACTTTACTTAAAAAGGGTATAGCCCTAGAGAGAGTATTGCAAAACATAATTGTTGATAAGAATATTAATATTAATGATTTATTAGTTGGAGATAAGAATTCTATTATTGTCGCCTCAAGGATTTCTGCTTATGGTCCGAGTTACGATACTAATATAACTTGTCCAGCATGCTTCGCGAATGCTGAACATTCTTTTGATTTAACTGAAATGGAAGTTAAAGAATATGCGGAAGAAGAGTTTTCAGAGCTTGGCGTGGAGAAAAATTCAGATGGTACTTTCATGATATTATTACCTCTAACAAAGGCATATGTAAATGTTCGTCTTCTCAACGGACACGATGAAAAGAAACTTAACGCTAGGATAACCAATAGAAATAAAAAACTAGGTACCAAGGAAGAGACAACATTGACTGATCAATTTAAACAGTTTGTTGTATCTGTTAACGGTGTCGACGACAAAATACAAATTGGTAAATTTATTGACAACATGCCAGCAAATGATTCTCGCTGGCTCCGTACGGCGTATGGGAAGCTAGTCCCCAACATTGACGCCACACAGGATTTCGAGTGCCCATCTTGCGGATTTGAGCAAGAAATGGAGGTACCGTTTACCTATAACTTTTTTTGGCCTAAGTGATAAATATATGGAAAGCGTGTATGAGCAATTTTTCTTGCTCAAATATCACGCGGGCTGGTCTTTTATAGAGGCTTATAATCTTCCAGTTGGGCTTAGAATTTGGTTCATTAACAGATTGGCAAAACAATTCGAGATGGAAAAAGAACAAGCAGAAGAGGCCCAAAGAAAAAGTAAAAGTAGAAGAAGGTAAAGGCTGGGTATTAACTCGGCCTTTATTTTTAGGTACATAACTAATTATATTAAGATGTGACAACTCCAGAGGATTTGGTATGCAAAATGAAAATGATGGCGAAATAGTTTCCCAAGTTCTAGATCTTGGTGAAGAAAACTTAGACGAGGTTTCTTTAGCATCTAGGGGATTTACAATCAAGTCAATTATGAGAGCTATGTTCGGAGGTTTCAGCATACCGATGGAAGTGAGAGGAAATCCCTCTCAGATAGCTACATTCGCGACTGCGTTAGGAAAAGAAAAAGCTTTTATGGAAGCGTTTTCAAGATATGGTTTAGATAACCCGAAGACATATAAGAGAAAAGCTGACTTAGATTCAGCAGTTCGAAAATTTGAAAACGTGACGAAGATTAAGT